TGGTATTTCAGCAGCAGAATTTGAATGGAAGCAGTACGCTGCTAGCATTGCAATTTCTGGTATTGAAGAGGCAAAGAACAACGGTGAGCAGGAAATCATTAACTTGCTTGAAGCCAAAATTATGCAGGCTGAAGAGTCTATGCGTGAAGGTTTCAACCAGATGTTCTTTGGTAACGGAACCGACACCCTTGGTGCTGGTGGTACAGACTCAGGTAAGTCTTGGAACGGTCTTGGAAACTTGATTGAATCAGGCAACACCGTTGGTGGTATCAACTCAGCAACTGGTCAGGATAATGACTGGTGGCGTTCGTACGAGGAAAACACTGCTGGTGCTTTGACCCTCGCACAAATGGCTACAGCCTACAACACTGTATCAGTCGGTAACGACCATCCCGATATGGTTCTTACTACTCAAACTTTGTTTGAGAAATACGAGTCACTTCTGCAACCACAGGTTCGTTACACGGACACTGCGACAGCAAACGCTGGATTCCAGAACTTGCTGTTCAAGGCTGCGCCTGTAACTTACGATGTCCACGCACCTGCTGGCAATATGTTCTTTGTTAACTCAAAGTATATGTCACTTGTGGGTCACTCAGGTAAGTGGTTCTCCAACACGGAGTTCGTACGCCCTGAAAATATGGATGCACGCTACGCTTTGATTATGTGCTACGGTAACCTTACAATCCGTAACCGTAAGAAGCAAGGCAAGTTGACAGCCAAGACTGCTTAATTAGCAGTAGAACAAAGAGGACAATGGTGGGGGATGTATTTCCCCCACCTAGTCTGACATATTAAGGATTATATAATGGCTCGTAAACCTAAATTACCTATTGGTGATGACCTTGCAAGATTGCTGAAGTTGGCTTTGGCTGGTGCTAAAGGTCCAGCAAAAAAGACTCAAGCAAACCGTATTGTTAGCAAATTGGAATCAAAAGGTAACCCTGCTGTTTCTGGTATGCGTACCAAAGCAGGCAAGATGGAACAGCAACTTGTTCGTGGCAAAGTTAAGCGTCGTGAAGTAGAATCTATTTCTGCTGATGCTGATAAGCATATGCAGCGTATGGCTAAGCAAGGCAAAAATTGGGATGGTTCCCCTGTTAAGAAGGCAACAAAGCCTCGTAAGGCTGCTTCTAAGAAGTTAACTGTTGCTGAAGAGATTGCTGCTGCTAGACGCATTCTTGCACAGCGTGAAATGGGTAAGAAAGTTATTAAAGCGCAAGAAAGAACTTTGAGGGCTACTCGTCTTGGCGATGCTGCTGCTACTAAAGGCACCAAAAAAGGTCGTGGTGGTAAAGAGATTCCTATGTCTAAAAAGGAAGTTAAAAAGGTTGTTCGTCAAGGAAATCTTGCTGGTTCGCAACGAGCAAAAGGTAATGCTACAAAGAAAGCAACTCAAATGAACCTTCAGGCTAGAATGCAGAATGCACCTGATGCTGCTTCTAAGCGTGCTGCAAGAAATAAGTTGCGTAAACATCAAGATACACACGGAAACTTTCTAGGCTAGGAGATTATTATGGCTTATAATGATGATGAAAAAAGTTTGTTGGGACGACGACCAAAACCTAATGGTGGTAGAACTTCACGAGGTAAAGAAACTTTGTTGGGACGCAGACCAAAACCTGATGGTGGTAGAACTTCACGAGGTAAAGAAACTTTGTTGGGACGCAGACCAAAACCTGATGGTCGTGCAACTCCACGAGATAAACAAATTTTGCCAAGACGCAAACCTAATGGTCGTGCAACCCCACGAGATAAACAAATTTTGCCACGAGAGTTGCGTGAAAAAGCACAAAAACCAGCAAGATTTAATTCTACTGATTCTTTGAACACATCTATGTATGCTGGACCATTTAGAAAGCCAAAGAATCTAACTGATTCTTTGGGTACAGCCAGCAAAGTTGCCCGTAAATATCGTAAACTAGGGAGTAAATAATTATGGCTAAGCGTGGACCTGCAATTGGTGGATTACATTCACAAGGCATTGTAGATGATATTCTTATTCCTGTTGCTAAGAAAGTTTTTCGTGCAACAAAAAAGAATGCTTTAAATAAAGAAGTTGCAGTAATTGCTAAACGACACAAAACTTTAAGTGACGCACGCCGTGCTGGTGCTGTTAAAGAAGTGTACGGTAAAAGCGTAATTTCTCGTAAAGTTGGAAAAGCAAAAAGCACTTCTGCTGAGAAAAAACTTCGCAAAAATATGCAATCTGGCACTGAAACATCTAATTTTTATCGGAAAAATAAAGGGGACATTGGCTTGCCTACTACATATGCACCTATTGTTCCAACTAAGAGCCGATTAACTACTGCACAGAATGAAAAACGAAAAGCAGCAATAGCCAAAATTGCAGCACAAAAAGCAACAAAGGCTGACAGGCTTGCTCCTCCTCGCCCTCCTGCAAGGACCAAAGCCCAAACTAAAGAGTTGGAAAAAAGACTTGCAGAAGCAAAAGCAAGGTCAATGGCTGCTACAGCAGTGCCACGCCCTCCACGCCCACCTAAAAAGAAATAATAATGGCTAAGCGTAAACCTGCCGTACAAACACAAGGTATCAGCGACATTTTAAATGGCGCAGGTACTGTTGGCAAATATTATGGCAACAAACTCATCAAGGCTAATAATTCTCCTTCTAAAATTGCAAAAAATGCTGTAAAAGCAGCAAACTATGTTAACCCTCTTAATTCCAAGGGTTTATCTAAAGATGTTACAGATACTTTTTTTGCTGGTAAAGAAATTAAGCGTGTTGTTTCAGGTAAAGGTAGCAAAAAAGATGCTGCCGTTATTGCTGGTACAACAGCCTCTTGGCTTGTCCCTTTTAGTAAGATTTCTCAAGCCTCAAAAGTAGTTAAAGTTGGTAAGAGTGTAACTCGCACTTCAAAGGTTGCTACTAAGGCTGCTCGTGGTGCAGCACGAACTGCTACTGCTGGTGCTGCGTTTGGTGGCGCAGATTATGCTGCCAACAAGGCTACATTGGCTACTTTAAACAAGGTTAAGCCTAATAAGAAACCAACTGTGACTACAAAACCTAAAACTAAAAAAGGTAAGTAATTATGGCTTCAAAGAAACCAGCAATCAACATCCCTCTTGATGATATTGCAAAACTAGCAAAAAGTTTAACCAAAAAATTTGGTGCTAAAACCTCTAAAAAAATGCTGTCAGGTATGACAACTAAGCGTGCAGGTATGGAATATTATAAGCAATATCCAATTAACTCTTATCTGAAATACCCTACTTCTCCTGTTACAAAACCAGCCAAAAAGGCTGGTGCTGCCGTAACTAAAGCAAAACCAAAACCCAAAGTTAAACCACAGTCTAATGTTCCTACTTCTAAGCCTAGTGCTGGTATGTCACCTAAGAAGCCAAAGACTTTGTCCAAGCCTTCTAGACCTAAAAGGGATTATATTCCTAAGGGTAAAACTATGGCGCAAACTGCTGCTGAGCAGCGTGCAGCGCAGAGGCGTGCTAATCAGATTCTTCGTCGTACTGGTGATGCCCCTACGCCTCGCCCAAGGGGTTCGGCTGTAGAGCCATCTAATGTTCGTGGGTCTATTATTCAACCCCCTCGTAAGGCTACTATGCGCCCTCCTAAGCCGTCTAAAGCGTCTTACGAGGCTGATGCACTTAAGGCTGAGATTCGTGCCGATATGAATAAGTTTGGGCGTGGACAGAAGCCAAAGGGTGGGAAGCGTAAGCCTCCTCCTCCTGCTGGTGGTGTGGCTGCTAAGAAGCCTAAGAGTCCTAAGAAGCCGTCGGGTGGTGCTGCTGCTCGTAAGGCTGAGTATGATGCTATTAAATCTGCCCTTTCTAAAGCCAAGGCTAGACAGAGGGTTGGTGTTAAATAGAACAAATTACTTATTAGTATGAGTAATTCTGGTTCTATTTCTTCGCACGCCCTTGTTGGTTCTATTCCTGCACATTCGTTGTATGGGGAACCTGTTTATGGTCAACGCCCTGCTGGTGAGGGTGAGAATTCTACTTTGGCTGCTGCTTCTGGTCCTTATTTGGGGCGTGGTAATAAGTGTTCGGCTAAAGAGGATACTTGTGAGGGTATGCGTGTGAAGGATGAGGTGTTGTGTATGGGGCATCTTCGTTCGTCTAAGAAAGTGGTGAAGGATGGCGTATAAGGCTATGACGGCAGCCGATATTCGGTCTGCCGTTCGTTCTATAACTGATTTGGATTCTACTGATTTGTCGGATTCTTTGTTGGATTTGTATATTCGTGATGGTTACTACCGTATTTTGGATACTGAGAAGCGTTGGTCGTTTCTTGAGTATTCGTTTGAGTTCAGTACCCGTACTGGTGTTCGTGCGTATGAATTGTCCACGCTAACTGATGAACCTATGGGGCAAATTTCTAGCATTATAGATAATCGTGGTACTGGTTACCGTATGGATATGATTGGCTTTGATATGGCTGAGCAAACCTATACTGGTTCGTACGACACTAATGCTGACCCTTTGTTTTATGCTTTGTGGGGTGGGTCTATTCATTTGTATCCAAAGCCGAACAATGTTCGGACTTTGGTTGCTCGTGGTTATCGTGAGCCGTTGGATTGGCAAACCGAGGGTGGCGATGTTGATGCTATTCCTAGTTTGCATTTCCCTCTTGTTTATTATGCGTGCAGTCGTGTGTATCAGCAACTTGAAGATACTGCTATGGCTCAAATGTATAAGGGTGCTTTTGATGAGGGTGTGGCTTTGGCTGTTAAGAATGCGACGACACCTAATAGTCATAACCTTATGCGTTTGAACGCTGGTCAAACCGAGAACCGACCTACCTATAATGGTTGGATTCGCTCTTTGGGTAATAGCCGTTCTAATTGGGGTTTGTAAATGGCTCAGATTCAAATTTTTGAGCAGAAAGATTTTACTGGTGGATTGAATTTGCGTTCTGACCAGTTTCAGTTGGCTAATAATGAGTCTCCTGAAATGTTAAATGTTGAAGTTGACCCTAGAGGTGGTGTTTTTAGTCGTGGTGGTATGACCCGTATTAACCCTGCTAATGTGGCTGGTACTTGGGAACCAGATAAATTGCATTCTTTTTATAGTTCTACACATCATATTATGATGTCAAATAATCATAATGTGTTTAAATCTACTGGTGCTGATTTTACTCGTCTTGATGTTTCCAGTGGTGTTCCTATTGTTTCTACTTCTCCTCACGGTGTTTGTTTTGCTTCTTGGGGTAATAATCTTTATATGTCGCTTGGTTCTAGTTCTACTGCTGGTGCATACAAATGGGATGGTGTAGCCACTTATGCTACTAACTTAACTCGTTCTGGTACTGCTCCTAACGCTTGGCAGACACGCAGTAGTGCTTCTGCTGGTAAATTTCCACAGTGTGAACATATTGCTGTTCACGCCAATAAAATGTGGGCTGCTAACACTGTTGAGGGTGGAGTTAGTTATCCTAATCGGGTTCGTTTTTCTGATGAGTCGCTACCTGAAAACTGGGTTGAAGAGGACCATATTGATATTCAAGGTGGTGGACCTTCTATTATAGCAATTGTGTCTGTTAATGGTGTGCTGCTTGTTTTTAAACAATCAGCAATTTACGCTATTTATGGTTATGACTATAATGATTTTCGTGTAGTTGCATTAAGTGAACAACTTGGTTGTTCATCTCATCACGCTTTGGCTGCTTCGGATTCAGGTGTTTATTTTTTTAGTAGCAACCACGGTTTGTTTTATACTAACGGCAATAGTGTCGTGGACATTTTTCAACCGTTACGACCATTGTTTGATTTGGGTCGTATTAATACGGCTTCTGAAAATTCTATTAGTGTTTCGTGGATTGGTCGTCGCGTGTGGTTGTCCTTGCCTTATTCGGAAACAACACCTGTTGAATATCCTAGTGTTAACTTTGTGTTTGACCCTAGTATGAATTCGTACACTATGTTTAAAACAGCCGACAATAAGGGACTTATTGGTGGTTGTGATTTTACAACAGTAACTGGTTTAGATTTGCGTCTTGCAATTCATCCTAGTACGCCTGCTGTTATGCAGGTTGACCGTTATTCTGTTGATGCTGATTATATTAATGCTGATGGGTCTTTAACTGGTTTTGCTAGTTATTATCGTACTAAATGGTTTGATGCTGGTTCTTATATGCAGCGTAAAATGTTTAGACGACCAGAGTTGGTTTTGCGTGAAACGGATTCTCAACAGACACTAAATGTTAAGGTGTATCACGACTTTCAGGAGGCATTGGGTTCCGAGAAGCGTGAGTTTAGTTTGGCACAAACATCTACTGCTCAGGGTTTGGTGTGGAATGAGAATTGGGCTTTAGAACCTGCTGGTGGTACACCATATGGTGAATCTTGGTCCAACGAAACATTGGGTGGCACTATTGCTACTGCATCTAACCTTGGTTTATGTAAAACAGTTCAACTTCGGTTTAGTGGTGAAGCCACAAAACCGTGGGGTATTAATAGCATTGGATACAAATGGAGTCCAAGAAGGGTTAAAGGATAATTATGGCTACTTTTTCATATACAAACTTGTTTACGGCTGGAACACCAGCCGTGGCAACACAGGTAAATACTAACTTTAATGATGTAAAAACATTTGCACAGGGTATTTCTACGGGGACAAACATTGATGCTTCGGCTATTAGTGAAGCGAAGATTGCTAATAATGCTGTTACATACAGTAAATTGGCTCCTTCTGCAACACAATTTTTGGCTCCTGTTGGTTCTATAACTATGTACACTGGCGTTACTGCACCAGCAGGATGGTTGTTATGTGATGGTGTTACTAGCACTGCTGGATATACGACTCTTGCTTCTTTGGTTGGTGCCACTACACCTAACCTTCAAGGTAGGTTCCCTATTGGTGATAATGGTACTTTGGCTTTGAACGGTACTGGTGGTTCGCTCACTATTGGTGCGAACAATCTTCCTTTGCACGCACACAACAACACGGCTACTTGGACACAGGGGACAACCACTACAAGCGTTAGTCAAAATCCTCACTCTCACTCAGGAACGGCAAACACAAATGGAAGCCACCTTCACGACGACACAAGAGAGGGAACCACTGGTACTGCTGCTGTATCGCATAGCCACAACGAAGATGGAACTGCTGGAAGTATTGGGACTGGTGGTGGCGACTTTGGTTCTGATGTTACAAACAATGCTGGTGACCACTCTCACTCTCTTTCCATTAGCAGTGAAAATGCTAACATTACAGGAGTCAGTGTCACAATGGCTGGTACCGTAACAATGTCTAATGGCAACAACACCACTACAGCATCTGATTATTACCCTCCATATTATGTAGTTAACTACATCATTAAGCACGACTAGGGAAAATTATGGCTTGGAACATCGCTAACCTTTCATTATTGTCTAAAACTACCGACAACTCCGTGCTTGTCCAAGCATTACGGCAGTTATCAGTAGAACTTGAACGGTTACAAAACGAAATTGACAGTCTTAAAAGGAGTGTGAAGCAATGAGTGACACAGGTGCATTTTATGGTGACTTCGGTGTAGCCGAGGCTAGCGCACGCCGTCGGCGTGCCAAACAGTCAGTAGCAAACCAAAACGCTGCTGCGTTTGGTCAGTTGCGTGGTACACGAAACATTGCTGATTTACAGCGTCAATATAAAGAAGGTTTCGCCCCTCAGGTTGCTAGTTATGGTCGTCGTGGACTTGGTGGACCTAATGTTTCATCTGGTATCCGTACGGCTGGTCTAGAAAAATATGCTGCTTCTTTGCAGCGTGATTTGGGTCGGGAAACTGAAAATATGAATGCTGGTTTACAGCAATCTATGGATGCTGAGGCTGTTGCACAGTCTGATTTGGAAGATTATTTGGCTCAGTTGCGTTTGCAACAACAGGGTTCTGTTTTGCAAACTGCTATAGATATTAAATCTCAGGCTAGTTACTAGGAGGAATTATGGGAAGATTAAAATGGAACCCACAAACAGGTAGGTTTGATAGTGCTATTGGCATTGACAGCCCACCTGCTGGCACACCTGTTGGTGGACAGTATGTTGATGAGGTTACTGGTGAAACTAAACAAAAAATGGTTACTGGTGTTGATGTTGTGCTGTCACCTGCCACCACAACTACAGCCCCTAAAAAGACTTCACCTAGCACGACAACAGCACCTACTACAACAACACCTAAAGGTACTACTCCCACTACGGTCCCTAAGAGAACCACACCCACTACAGTTCCCAAGGCTGGAACAACCACACCCACTACAGTGGCACCTGCTGGTGGTAAAGGAAAAGTTAACATTAGTGGTAAGGGTATGGGTGGACCTACTGCTGCACAGGTTCAGGCTGGTCAGTTTGTTGGTTCACCTGCTCAAGTTGCAGATACAAACAATGCAATAAACAAGGCTATTGAAGAAGCATTAAAAGGTGGCGATTATAAAGGTGCTATGGAATTGATTGCTGCGTTGTCTGCGTCTGGTTCTGGTGGGGGTTCATCAGGTCCTAGTGCTGCTGAAACTGCTGCTGCAACAGCCAAGGCTAACGCCGACTCTTACCGTGCTGCTATGGCTGCTGCACAACAACAAGAAGCATCGGGTGAGTCATTACAGAAAGCCTATAATGCACAGGCTGGTACTTTGTTTGACACACAGTCGGCTGCTATAAAGAAATATTATGGCGACCAAGCGACAACTGCTGGTCAAACTATTAAGACTGCTGGTGAGAATTTCTTGAAGCAGTTGCCACAGGCAACGGCGTACGCTAATGCACAGGTGGCTAATTTGCCTCAAGCCCAACAAGGTTTGTCTGAGGCTTTGCGTACCTATGGTGCGACGACAGGTCAGGCTGATGAACAATCAGCACAATCTAAGGCTTACCTTGATGCTTTGGCTAAGATGCAGGCTTCATCTAATCAGCAGTTGCAGACGGCTGATACTACCTATATGGATGCGTTGCGTACGGCTGGCACAGGGGCTAATACGGCTGCTCAGCAGGCTTTGACAGGCAATATAGCCCAACTTCAGGCTGGTGATATGTCTAATGTTACTTCGGCTCAGCAGGCGTTGATTCAGAAGGGTATTGAGGCTGTTTTGGCTGGTCAAACCGAGGCTGCTTCTACTAGGGCTAATGCTACGGCTACATATGGGGTTCCTAAAAAGACTAAACCACCTAGAAAACCAAAGAAATAGAACAATTCATACAATTATAGAGGTTTATTATGGCTAACGAAAAAGACATTATACAATTCCTGCTGTCTGGTGGCTCATATGAGGACATTAAAGGAAAATACAACAAGGGGCAGATGA